AAATTATGCTTAAAAGAGAATTAATTAAATTAATATTTGATGCATATAACTTAGATCTTGAGTCTACAGTTAACCCTACTCCTACAATTGAAAATCTTTTAAATCTCTCCGATTCTCAATTATGGGCCATTGCAATTGATCTTGAAATTTTAGGGGATGAATTACCATGAACGAATTAAAAATTGGATCTATCGGCGTTAATAAGAATTTTGACGATGCAAAATTGTGCGTTATCACTAAAATTATGAACAATATTGTTTTTTATCATTACTTAGAAAACCCTATCTATGTATTTTTTTGCGAGGATGCAGATTTTTGGGCGTTAATGTAATTTTTAAATAGTCAATTTACCGGGTTTTATACCCGGTTTTTTTGAGTTAGTAAGTGAAGTGAGTATTCACTTAAATTACATTAAAATCTAGGCCTTTTAAGGCATTATTTTTAAAGTACTAGGGTAGTATTGGGTTAACTATTTTGAGGGCTTGTAGGTCGTTTTAAGAGGTTTTAAAGCACTATTTTGAGGGTATTTGGATAGATTGATTTTATTAAGTTAGTGAGTGTTCACTTACATTTTAGCGAAGTGAGTGCTCACTTTTATGTAAGTAAATACTCACTTTCATTGATAAAAAAACAAAAAAATGGGGTATTTTGGGCATTTGACCCCCCCCGTTGAAATTGAAGGGGGGTATCAATTTTTTACACTACCTCTAAATAATTAAGTACCTTTTGAGCCGCATCAACTTTCCAAGGCTTCTGAAGTTTGTCATTTGCTATTTTTTTCCATTCCCAAACTTGGTAAGGAAATCTTTCATCAAAATGTGCATTCTTGTCTATTTTTGACCCTTTTCCCTGATCAAGCCATGCATGGCACCGTGAACAAGCCCAAATTGAATAGCAATCCTCACTCTTTAGGCCCCTTCCTTTGCCATGTACAAGCTGGTTACTGTGTGCGCTTACGGTTGTCTCTGACTCTCCGAGGCAGTTGGATAGGGCTTGTAAGATACAGGGTTGATTCTCTGCGAGTCTGAGGAGGTCTTTGTCTCGGTACATCTTAATTGGATTTCTTCTTGTAATAACTGTCTATCAATGTATTTTCTCAGCCAATCGATGCCGCCCAAGTCGTTAAACATTTCACGCTGGGCTTTCGACATACGAACAGAAAAACATACTCCATCGGTTAATGAACTTTTATGTCTTGGCATTATTTTTTCGCTGTTTTTTTACTATTTTCAAATGCTTTGGCAGTAGGAGAACCTTTAGATCCAGGCTTTCTCATCTTCTCAACCTTCTTACCTTCTGCTTTTTCACGTTTTATCCTCTCTTGCTTTTTATGGATGTTGGCATAAAGTCCGTCTTTCATAATATCTCCTTAAAATGTTGCTTGGTCGTAATTATCTGGATTAAATTTTACGGGTTTTGGTGGCGTTACAGGTAATTTAGTGGGAAAGGGCCATGTATTCATTTTTGTCCCCTTGCTCGAATTAAGATTGGTACGTTAACTAAATGCCAATATTTTTCAGCGTTTTCAAGAGATGTCAATAAAAACTTTTTTCCTTTATCGTCCGTAAAGTAATTACCCAAATCAACAAATTTAATGCCGTCTTTTCTGCTTACATCTTCAACGGTCACCATACAAATTTCACCTGTATTTTTATAAGTCATTTTTGCCCCCTTGCACGAATAGCTTGAGCACAAATTAACTCAACCCTTAATGTGTAGTAATCGCTTATGCTATCCATAGCATCACATATCTTTGCACATTCCTCACGTTCTTTTTCTGCTATCAATTGGGCAAAGATTTGAAGGTGTTGCAAAGCAGATTCATGCCATTTACATTTACCATAAACTTTTGTAGCCATCTCAATTATTTCTTCTTTAGTCATCATCTTCTTCCATTGCATCAATAATTAACTGTTGCCTTACTAACTCTACGCATCCAATAACTGTTGCCATGTAAAGTGTTTCATCGTACTTGTGAATTAGTTCTAGCATTTCATTAACAAGACTATCCGCTAATTTGCCTTGGCTAAGGTTCATACATCAATCCTTGCTCAAATGTCATTCGCAATACTTAATAATTATGTAAATACAAAACAATATCGAGGATATTGCTATGGTGTCCATAGCCAGTTCAATCAATATCTTCATAATCCTGCCTTCATCTCAGCACGTTTACTATACTCTTGAACCTTCCAAACTTCTATCCTGGCCTTGGCGGCATCCAACATCATCTTTAAATATTCTTCTTGAACTGTATATTTCTTAATTTCTTCTATCTTTTGAATGTAAGTGTCATGGCTGAGTGCGTAAGCTTCCTTTAGAGCTACGCTTCCCGATTCTTCGTTCATTAAGATTGCTTTTACTGTCTTCAATAGGTGTTCTGACTCGATCCTGCTTCCCTTCGCTACCGAATACTCCTCGGCCTTCTCGACTATGTAAGCTATCGCCCTGTGTGGGTCTATCGTTTGTATTGTTTCGTCCATGATTGTTCATTTCGTTAAGAATGTTTTGGTAAGGTCAATGAAGTTAATTAATTTTTTAGGATCTCTTGTATCCATTGCCTCCAAAAGACCTTTCAGTAGTTCTCTCGAGGTTATAAGATCGTTTGAAAGGTGTCTGAGGTGTTGTTCGAAGTCCGTCTGGCTCACCTTCAGGCTTCGATTGCCGGTTATTGATTTTGATATTAAATCCGCATGAATGCTCATTACTAACTCCTAGTTCGTTAAACAATGTTGAACAGGTTGAACACCTGTAAAACTTCCTACTTCCATTTCTAATCGTTTCTATCATAAATTCATGTTAAGAAACTTCTGAATTGCTTGCTGAGGTCTTATCTCTTTCGTAATCTCATACAGTAATCTTTTCTGCAAAGGGTTTAAGCTTATATACACTCTTCGAATATCATCCTTTGGCGGCCTTCCAGAACCAGGACGTTTACCTCCCTTTGCTCGTTTATGACCTTTTTCAAAGCGCATTTTTCTCTTTTAATTTAGCTTCTATTGCTTTAAACAAATCTATTAAACTGTCTCCTTCTTCCCAATCAAGATCATCTTCACCAGATAACCCTACCCATTCTTTAGTTGGTGTATTAGCCTTTAACCATTCATTCATCATCTCGCCAACTTGATTCCAGTTTTCTGCTTGACGTTCAATAAAATGCCAAGCAATAGCTCCATCTAAGCCCTTCCAATCTTGTTTAGTATCCATTCTTATCCTTTAATTTAGCTTCTATTGCATTAGCAAAATCAAATACACCATTGGTTATATTTTTTCCAATACCAGGATCAGCATCAAAAACTGCAAACCATTCGACTGATATTTCTTCATGTGTCAAACCTATCCATTCTTTAAGCTCACTTTGCTCTTGCTTTAGTGCATCCATAATCGTACGCACCATTCCCTCGCTAAAATGCTCACATAATAATTTAACAGCATCTTCTTTAGTCATATAACCTCTACTCTAAATCTTCTTGGACGTTAATCTCAATATAACCTAGTTTACTATACTTTTTTTCAATTGTTAACCTAATTATTTGATTGTCATCTAAATAAACCACATCATTCATCGCATCCAGTATTGCTTTAGCTAAATTATCAACATCAGGTTTCTTTATATGCTTTACAGATCCATCTAAATAAGCCTCTAAAGCTTTCTTTGGGGTGCTCTTAGGTATTGGCATACCAAACTCTAAATTGACTCTTACAGGGCTTTCTAGAGGCTCAGAGCTACCCATTGCTTCAATAGCTTTATACTTGATTATTTGTTCATAATCTCTTGTTTTGGTAGGAGTGTATGTAGATACAAAGTTACCACGCTTGGCATAGCGAGGCCTACCCTTTGCAACAGGGTCTATATCAACTCTAAAGTGGAGCATGAAAGTCATTAAAAGCTCCTTCTATATTAAATTTAAAATCTTCTAATCTTTTGTAATATTCATTGTCAAACTGCATATCTATAGCATCTTGAATTTCAAGAATATCTATTGCTTTTTCTATTAATTTCCATTTGTGTGTGCTACTTTCACTCAGGTGATCTCTCAATGTTTTGATTGCCATTTGTTTGTTCATTCTTTAATCTTTCAATTTTTAGTTTAACTCGTTCGCCCATCCCAGCAAACAGTTTACTTTGTTTTTGTTTCTCGCCAACGGCAAATCTTATGTATTCAATCCAGCCTGGTTTAATAGCTAATTCTGCGTATTTCCACTCCAAATCTTCTAATGATTCTTCAAATGTCATTTTTTATCCTCAAAGCCTCTTTAGCAAAAGTTAAACAAATAGGTCTTACTGATCGGCCTGCTTGATAGTTAGCCAAAATATCTCTAGCCCATTGTTTACCATCGTAAGTGTTTAAGTGTCTTTCTACCGAGTAAAGTGGAGAACACATTTTTACAAATTGTTTAGCAGTGGGTAAATCATCTTTTATATTTTGTAAACCAAATTTAATCATTTGTAAATTATTTTCAAAACAAGATAACTCTTTTAACCATTCCTCTTTATTTAAGAAATCAGTAACAAATCCTTTCTCTTGAAATCTTTCAAACAATCTATCTATAACTTTTATTTCCATTGCAACACCCCACAACAGTAACCAATAGTAAAAACAAATATAGAGATCAAGGTAGCTGAAATAATTATTCCTACTTTTTGCTTTAATTCTTCATATCTTTTCTCTTTGAAATCTCTATAACTTTCTATGTTATCTAATCTTTGGGTAATAACACCAAAATAACTTTCTACTGCAAGCACTTTCTCATCTGAATAACTCATGCTAGTTAATGTGTTGTCTAATCTATTTTTTAAAATATTTAAACTTTCATTTAATCTTTTTAATTCAACATCAATTTGATCAAATCTTTCATAAAGTTCATCTACACAATTCTTTAAAGAATCTAACTTCATATCTACTTCTACACTTCTTGAAACCATATCTAACTCCTTTAAGTTTACTAATTAAACAATAACCCACGATTTGACAACCAGAGGAAGATCTGATAACTACAAAGATTATTCACTTCATCTTTGCTAATGCTCTCGTTTATCTAGCTTACAAGTTACCTTGTTCAGTTTTTCACTACCCCGAAAAGATCTAGTCTTTAGGAGATACCTGCCTGATTCAGCACGTTTATCTGAGTCTGTCGCATTCACATTCTCAAGGGTCTGGTTGTCTAACCCCGATCAGTATTGCGCTTCCCCAATGAAAAAACCACTTAAGTTAAGTATCTTGGTGACTCTCCTCAATGCTTGATTTGCATGAAGACAAGATACTTAGTTAAGTGGTCTAAAACATTGCGAGTCACTGCAACGCTTTCAGTATATACGATTATGCAGGTATTTCTATTTTTTCTTCAACTTTTTCTTCAATAGGTTCAAACCACTCAGGATGTAAGAGCATTAAAGACTTAATCCTGGGAGCTGGAATTTTATTATTTCTCTTCCATTTGTAAGCGGCTACAACTGTAATCCCTAAGATCTTGGCTACCTTGTACATAGATCCTGCTCTCTTCTCCAGCTCTTCAATAGTTATGTTATCTATTTTTTTTGTCATTCCTAGCTCCTTAAAAGATTTACTATACCACATTCAGTAAACCATATATAAGTATTAGGGTTTACCCTATTAGGGTTTAAAGTACAAAAATAATACAACAACCAATTGATTTAGTTAACCAGTATAGTAAACTACGTTCATCAACAACAGGTTGATTAACTACAAAGGAGTTCCAAATGAGTATGTTAACTGTGTTCTATAACAGCGCAAATGTAGAGGTTTACTTTACATATGATGGTGGTCAAGTAGGGTCAACAGATAGCTTAGGCTTGAAGTATGAGCCTGACTTTGATGAGTACATTGAAATCGATGAAGTTGTTTACAACGGCATTGACATAATACCGGTCCTTAATGATGACAATTTAGATGAGATCGAGCAATTGGTATGGGCCAAGATCCAGGCATCACGCAATGAATATGATGGGGAATAACATGGCATTAGTAGACGAATTAGATGCATATAAACAGGGTTTTGCAGACGGCAAGCAATTTGTACTTGACATGATTTCAGAATCAACCCAACACAAATTTGTAGATGTAGCCCAATTAATAATCTGGATTAGACAACAACAGGAGTCCCAAAATGAAATTAAATAATCGTAATGTTATAGACGTTGAAGTAGATGGTGTTGACCCAACAGATTACCCAGACTTTTGTGATGCATATTTTTGTTATGCAATATGGGAAGACACCAAAGAAGAATTAACTGATGATGAGTTGATTAAACTAACCGAAGAATGTGGTGATGCTCTCCATGAGATGGCATACGAATATTACATATAAGGGGTAAATATGAAAACATTTTCAATTTTTGAAGAGCTGAATAATATGATTACTCAGGGCTTTGCCCGAATCACAGATCCTGAAACATCAAAAGAGGCCGCTAAGAGTGTAGACGTTAGCAACATGGAGCAAGTCGTTCTGGACGTTATTAAAAGCTTTCCAGAGGGTTGTATTAGCCAAGATGTTGAGTCTGTCCTATCCCATGTTAGATCATCATCAATTACACCTCGATATCGTCCTTTAATCCATAAAGGATTAGTAGTCGATACAGGCCAGAAACGCCCAGGGTTTTCAGGCCGCAATCAACGAGTAATGAAGGCAGTATGAGAATTGAACTAGATGGGCCATATAGTTGGTCATTTAAGAAAAGATTAGTAAACTATTTAAAGGAGATCCAAAATGAAATTAAAGCAAGAGTACGAAGATTTTATAGCTAAGAATTTAAAAGAATTCTATGGATTGTATTATTGTGAAACCTGTTTGGAATTACAAACAACCAATGACGAATGCTGTGGACACAAACACTTTCTCAGCTTTCAGGAGTTTGACAGGGAAACTCAGCGCAAAATAGTCTCAACAGAATTTGATCGCTATGCGTGAAGAGTGTCAGGGCGAGGGAAAGTACTGCGGAATTAAAAGGCATACCAAAGCCTTTAAGATTGAGCACTCTGACCTTTCCCTTGCAAAGTATCCAGGCTCATACAAATGTAGCACCTGTGATACTTTATTTGACTATGAAGTGGTTAATAAACAGATAATTTATAAGATTAGGAATAAAACAAATGAACACATACCAGAAATTGAATCTAGCGAGGAGCAAGTTTCATCAACAGAAGCTGAAGAAGTCGGGGTTAAATAAGTTTGCAGGGTACTCATACTTTGAGTTATCAGACTTTCTTATCCCCGCCTTAAATATCTTTCACGAAATTGGATTGTGTGCAACCATTTCTTTCACCAAAGAATATGCGGAAATGATCATAGTAAATGTGGATGCTCCTGAAGAACACACTATTGTGATCAGTTCACCAATGGGATCTGCCGCACTCAAGGGATGCCATGAGGTACAAAATATTGGTGCAGTTGAAACCTATCAAACTAGGTATCTTTTTGTACAGGCACTTTGCATTGTCGAGCACGATGTATTAGATGCCACAACAGGCCAGACCCCAGTTAAACGTCAAACCCCCACAGATAGTGCTATAGAGCTCGATGAGGATGCTGAAAACAAATTGGTAGACATTGCAATAGGTATTGAAGATATCGTCTCACAGGGCGATATAGTGGGAGCATACAAAGAGTATTTAAAAGTAACAGATGACGAAGAGAAAACATTCCTTTGGAAGAAGTTAACTAGTACAACAAGGTCAGCAATCAAAAAACATGGAGAATCACTTAAATGACTTACGACAACACAAATAAAGGCATTCTTGGTAAAAACCGAGATAAAAGCAAAGAAACCCATCCCGAATATAAGGGCCAGATCAATGTGGCTGGAGTTGAATATTGGTTAAGTGCCTGGGTCAAAACAAACACAAAAGACAACAGTAAGTTTTTCAGTCTATCATTAACCCCTAAAGATAGAGATGTTCAGACCCCTACTCGTAGAGATCCACTTGCTGAAGATGACTCGGATATACCTTTTTGATATTAGGGTAGGTGATTGAGGTTTTGATTGGACTCCTTCCTCTTTCATCTACCCGCCTTTAGGATTTATATGTTAATAGATGCTTTGATTTTTGCAACAGTCACAATATTATTTTGGACTTTGTTTTCAATATTTTTGTTTATAGCTTTATGGTATTTAACAAAAGATTAATTTGGGGGGTCATACTTAACTTAGTACCTATTCTGGTAGATGAGAAATGCTAAGTTCTATACAGTTCCCCAAAGATTTGACTGTATAGACCCTATAATCCTGGCGAGGGGCGGGAAATCTACTATCCCCTCAACTTATAATCTTGCCTTCTTTTAACTCGGCTATAGTTAATCCTGATGTATATTGAAAGTGAGCAAGTTCTTTAAAAGACTTCCAGTTACCCGCCCATTCTAGGCCGCACGCCTCCCCTATTTTTCCTACTTGGTTCCAAACGGGATGAGATCCATCCCAATCCGGTTTGCCAAGCACCAAAGGGACAACATCCACAGCACAACGATGGTTATGAAAAGAATCTCCTGCTCGTGCGTTAGTGACGATTTTCCCCGGAGTTGTGCGACCTTGTTCATAAAGCGCATTTTGGCTTTCATTATCACGGTATGTTGATGTAACAAGAATATCGATGCCTGCAAGTTTACAAGCCTCAATAAAATTATCAACTCTTGATTTAACTTGCGGCAATAATTCATTTAAGTCTCTTGAGTTAATCATTTTGGTGATGTAGGTGTAGAGTTATAAAGCATTTCAGATTTCTTCTGACTAGATTGACTGCTACCAAAGTAAAACGCTGTAACCTGTTCTGCCTTTGCTGATAGATAACCAACCAAAGTACCCGCCATAGCACTTTCAATATGCGAATAACCCATCAGAGTACCAAAGATAGTAGCTATAAAAGATCCAACAATAATCAACGCAAGAGTTGGGACCAAATAGGAATGTGTAGCTATTTGCATATTCCTGGCTGATGTTCTGTCTGCAACAGCCAGTTGTTCAAAGTTTAATCCAAGAGTCTCCTCAGTCTTTTTCAGGTCTAATTCAGCCTGTTTAATGGCTGTTATTTGTTCAGAAGTTAACTTTCCATCATCCATCATTTGCTTGGCATCATCTTGAGATACGCCCAATACTTTAGATACGGCCTCATAGGCTAGGCCACCAAAGGGTCCAGCAATAGCGGTTGCAATAGTGGGGGCAATTTGTGTTAACCAACTCATAATATATCCTTACAGTATTTTGGAACAAACCCAGTCTCTTTAAATATTTGAAAGCACTCTAGCGTTTTAGTGTCGCTATAAAAGCGTTTTCTAAACTCAACATCAATCTCATGTTTATATTTGTCTGTTTTGTACATATGATCTATTTCATACATTAAACCAACGCAGGAAAGCATAAACACAATTACGCAAATGCAAATGACAATCTTATAGTTGATCTCGTCTTGCTTTCTTTGCCGATCCCTTGATTCAATTGCATCCTTTTTTTTTGAGCCGCTTCATACTTTGCTCGATCAGCAATTAATTTAGCCTGCTCTTTCTCAAACTGATGCCACAAATCTCCAAGCTCTGGAGGGCTTTCATAAACCAACATCTGCCTTAGATCATATTGCGCTTGTTCTAATTGTTTTCTAGCCAATATATTTTCTAATGCTTGAGCCTGTATTGACTTTCCTTTAGGGGGGTTCTTTTCTCTTTCTTTTAACTCAACATGAGCCTTTTCACTATGCTCAAAAAAGTTACCCAGTCCCATTGAAATTTCATGCAAAACACCATAAGCCTCTTTGCCGGTTGCCTTAAAGTCTTTGTAAAGCGCTACCCCTTGCTTAACCGCAGATAAGACAGTTAGGCAAGCGCTTATTGGTTCGATCATCGCTTCCAGAATTGGATAAATGCAGTCAACGCAGTAAAGAACCCTACAACAATAATAATAGGCTTGGCTACATTGGCTATCCATCCAAGCACTTTAAACGCACCCTGGAGGTTATTAAACGCTTCTACCATACCTTTGGTATTGACATCAATGTCATCAACCTTGGCCTCTAAAGAAACCAACCTTTCATATATTTGTTCGTGGGTTACGTTTTCCATGTTATTTAGCCTTTTCTAGCTCTCGCTTAAGTTCTTTAATTCTTTCAGGATTCTTTTCTGTTGCAAGTTGTTGATTTATTTCGTTACGATAAACCGGATTACTTGCTTTAATGAACAATGATCTCATGGCAGGACTTAGTTCTTCAGCTTTATTGGCTCTTCCTAAATCTTGTGTTCCAGTTACTTCACCCATAGCTTCATTAGCTTTTTTCATAGATTCTTCATAGGGCGTGCCGTATCTATGAAGCATATAAGCACCAAGGCCACCAGCACCAAGCATTCCAAGCATAGCCCCAATATGAGAAAAACCACTTTCTTTTGGATTTATATTTCCTTTAGCATATTGTTTTGCTTCAGACATATACTTAACCAAATCAGGATATTTTTCTGGATTTGCATTGATATGAGCTTCTATTTCATGTATTTTTGCAGGCGCTCCTCCTTGGGATTTAGCCATCTTACCGCCTAATACATTATGAAAAACATCTTCCCATGCTTTATCAAATTGTTCGGTAATGTGTGGATGTTCTTTTAAGTTTTCTGTTCCCGCCAATCTATTAGCTATTTGGTTGTAATATTTATTGTAAGGTTCTTCTTCTTTTAAAACCTGAGCTTCGGCTTTTGTTCTTCTAGGAATTGCCGCACCTTTAACTTCTTTTTCAGGAGTTGGTTGAGTTTTTATTTGCTCAACTCCACCCTGAGAAGGATTTTCGGCGGAATTAGTTAAACTACCTGACTCTTTTGTCGCATTTGTTTCATCAGAAAATGCTGCTTCTTTTTCTCCGGTAGCAGGTTTAACTTTAGGTTGTTCTTGATTTGTAGATTCTTGAGTTGTTTCTAATTGTGATTTTCCTGAATCTGCACCTGGGTCTTTTAAAGGATTTGCATTATCACCACTTTCCACAGGATTATTAGAAACAGATGGATTCGGTTGATTAGTAAGATTTAATATATCTTGACCAGTTTTCAATTGTTCATTGTTTACTGGCATTTTGTCAGCAAGTTCTGAAAGAGTTTTTTCTTTTTCTTTTAAAACTGCTTCAGGTTTTTCAATAGTTGGTTTTTCAACTTCTAAAACAGGTTCTTTTCTGTTTTCAATAACACTTTCTTTATTTTCTTTAAACCAAGGATGAATATGTTTATCATAAGCAACCTTACCTGCTCCTGCTGCAATTCCACCTAAAGCAGAATAAACCAAAAAAGGATGATTGCTAACTAAATCAGTACCTGCTTCCATTAATTCTTGATCAAGTTTTTTGGCAGAAGATGGAGGATTCGGTGCAGGAACATTAGAAATCATAGTTTTTGCAGCATTACCAACTATGCCAGTAAGATTTGAAACTTGATTTGCGGAAGGAATAACAGCACCTGTTGCAGGTTGTTTAATAGCTGGAGGTTTAATTCCAGACATTTGTGTTTGTGTAGGAATCAAGCCATTTGCTTGTGGTTCTGATTGTTGAATATCTGATGCAATAAATCTTGGAACCGCCATATCTGAAGCTGCGGGGTCTGTATTTACAGATGAAATTGTCATTTTTCTTCTCCCCAAACACCATTAATTAATCTTTCTAATCTGTGAGTTCTTGGATTTACTCTTAAAGTTCCTTCTGGAATTTTAGGCATTTTTTCACCTTGAGAATCCCTTTTTAGATAATCATAAGTATCTCGTATTGCTTTAAACATTTTAGAATTTTGGTAATCTTGTTGCACTTGATTTAAGTCAAGATTTGCAATATTGTCGGGATTTGTTTTTGCAGCAACATAAACTCTGTTTGCGTAACCTAATGCGTGATGAGCATTTTCTTCTCTTGCTATAGAGTTTTGTATTAAATTATTATGCCCAGATGTGAATATATCATCAGGAGCAACTCTATTAAACCCTGGAATATTTCTAAAATTTTCAGGTGTTTTATTATCCAAATCAAGCAATTGGTTATGCAAATACATTATTCGCATCAAATTATTTGTTGCTTGAGTATCATTTCCTGTTGCTTTTAGCAACATACCCATCATTAAAGCTCTAGGATCAGTTGTAGATTGTGCTGATGCGCTTGTACCAGATGTATTTGCGTTTTCTATTCTGCCAGATGCACCTGCATTTGTTCCTTGCGTTTGTGATTCAGATAAGCCACCACTTACACCTAATGGAGAAACTCCCGTTCCACTTAATCCACCGCCAACAGTAGCACCATTAGTACCTTGTTGATTCGTATTTGCATTAACATTTACACCACCTGAAGCACTACTTCCAGCAGTTTGTCCTTGTTGAAATAATCTAGATTTATATGTTGCAAGATCTGCTTTTTCTTGAGGACTTAAAGAATTTATAAAATCGCCAACAGGAATATTTTTTACAAGTTGTTGTCCTGTTTTAGGATCAATAACTGGTTTTCCAGTTGCATCAAAAACTGGTCTTCTTAAAACAGTTTTTGAAAGTAAATCTCTATATTCTTGATTAGAAGAAATACTATTGTTTGCTAAACTTTTTGCTGCGTAAGCATCTTTTTGAGTACCTAAAATTAAATCACTATTAGTAATGTTCTTTTTATCAGCAAAATAAGATTGACCCTTCCATTGAGAAGTCATTGAATCCAAAGAGTCTTTATTTGTAATTAATGGAATGGTATTGTATTCTTGTAAAGTTAACTGTCTACCCCTTCCATTTTCTTTTGTTGGATCATATTCATATGCTTGACCAACTTTGCCATTCATGTTGTAAGTTACTGCATATTTTTTATTATTTGGATCAACTGCCAATTCATCATATTTGGGACCACCATTGAAATATCTCCAGGCTTGTCCAATAGAAGAATTTGGACCACCTAGCAAACTCATAATAACACCTTCCCAATTGGTCTTTTCGTTAATATGATGGTTTTCTGTTTCTTTATTATGTTGAGTAATAATTTCTGCAAGATCTTTTTGGTTGTTAGATTTAATTGCAGGTATTACTTTGTTAACTAATTTTTCAGGAACAGTTTGTCCATTAGTATCATTTAATGGAGATACCGCTTGAGACATTAAAATATTGCCTGGATGTTCAGATGCAGGAATATTAGTAGTTACTTCTTTATTTTCAGGGTTTAATTTTGTTGTGTCTGGACCCAAATTAGGAGCAACAGGATTCATTACTGGAGGTTCTATGGGCATACATTTACCTTTTATCTATTAAATCCATACCACTTGCATTACCTATAACATCATCAGAAATTCCGTTATTAGAATTTGCTTGAGTATTGCTATTTAAAGATTGCAATGCTTGATACATATTTCCTTGAGAAGCATTGTTATAAGCTCCAGAAATTCTTGAAGAAATTCCATTAATTGAATTATTTATAGAATTTCCAACATTAGATGCGGCTTTGTTTAAAGCATCAGAAAAAGATTTAGGTTTTTCACCAGGGCTTATTCCGTGAATAGATGGAGGAACAATTCCTCCAGACCCGCCAAATGGATTGTTTTTCCCATATCCAGCATATTGTTGCCAATTTCCAAAACCACTACCTTGGTTTTGTTGAGTCATTTGCGGTATTGCAGGTAAAAAGTTCATGATTAACCTCCCCCTATACCAAGGCCTTTAGAAGACCCAGTAGAAGTTTGACCTTGAGTACCGGCGTAGTTTGGAGTTTGTTGAGGAGCACCAAATAACAAACTTGCATATTGTGCATAGTTAGACAAAGGTGCAGATTGATAATTAATAGCAGTACCCGCAGTACCAGGAGCATTTTGTAAGTTAGCAGTACCTGTACCTGATAAACCACCGTAACCAGTTATTGCTTGGCCTTGTTGGGATGTACCAGCATTTAATATGTTTCCGTAATTTTGACCCGCTTGTCCTTGTGCAGTATTTCCTGCGTTCAATAAATTACCATAATTTTGATTTGCTAAACCTTGTGTTGTGTTTCCTGCGTTTACTAAATTACCATAATTTTGACCAGCCTGACCAGAAAGCGTTCCACCTGAATTTAACAAGTTTCCATAGTTTTGACCCGCTTGCCCAGAAAGTGTTGCTCCGGTTTGTTGCAAATTTGCATAATTTGAACCCGCTTGATTCAAGCCTTGTAAACCACCAGTTAATAATGAATTTGCCGCTTGTGCTTGTTGTTGTTGTATTCCTGCTTGTGTTTGAGCCGCAAGTGAACCAAGCGTTTGTTGATTAATGTTTTGTGTTTGTTGGGCCGCCAAAGCATCTCTAGCAGAGCCTAATTGACCAGCTCCTGCAAATGCCGCTTCTTGCGCTACGTTTGCTCTTTGCGCCGCTTGTTGTGCTGGGGCTAATACTCCCGCTATTTGCGATTGCTCATACTGTGGACTAAATAAAGAACTAAGCGCAGATGATCCAAGGCTTGAATTTTGTAAGCCCTGTGCGCCTTGTGCATTAGCCAATTGCATTGCATTAGAAGCACCGCCACCTATTAAATTTAATCCTTGAGTTCCTTGGGCATTTGCTAAAGACGAACTTCCTCGACTTCCTTGATTTAATAAATTACTAGCCTGCCCTTGTTGTTGGTAACCTAATGCATTTTGCGCTTGAGAATTTTGGTTAAGTAATCCTGCTCCAGCAGAACCTTGGTATTGGCCTAAATTACTTGCTCCGCCTGCACCTTGGTTTAATAAAGAACCACCTTGATTAACTTGATTATTTGCAAGATTAGAAGCGCCACCACCTCCTTTGCCAGTCATAAGTTGACCACCAGAATTAGCGGCATTAGAGGCATTTTGCAAACCCGATGTACCACTTTGTAATGCGCCTGCACCAACACCCGCTTGAGTATTTGCTACATTTGTAGCTGTATTAGCGGCATTAGATGCGGCATTATTAACGCCACCCGCTTGGTTTTGATAAACTTGATTTGCACCCTGAGTTACGCCTGTAAGCGTGGG